GGTGTATGTCACGTCCAGTTGAGCCTGACTAAAATTAATACTACCATTAGCTAGGGTATTAACAATGACCAGGCGAGGACGCTCAAAATATGACTTCAAATCTTGGAGTGCCACATCACGGTTAAGATAAACTGAATACTCAAACGGGCTAAGAGCTTCAACAGCCTCACAAGCTTCATTAGCGTACTGAGTAACACCGTGATCGGCAGCCACTCCACTGACGCCAATACCTGCGACTAAATCCGAGCACTGTTCTGCATCTCCTAAGAGATTGACATCTTGTCTAGTTGTAGCAAGTCGTATTACGACCGAGGAGTGACTCAGCTCCTAGGAAGGTGTCGTTCCTTCTCTGGCTTTAAAGTGCGCCTGAGTAGTAAGGTGAAAACCAACACTTTTTGGGGAACGCCCTGTCCCTAATACAGGTTAGAAATGAGGACGTGATTTGACCCCTGTAAAAGGCGTATTTGCGAACCCCTCAAAATCCAGGGCTATCTCGTTCTGCAGTGAAAGCAAAATAGGCCCTGTGGTCAGAAACATCCAAGAGTGGGACATAATTGTACCTCTTAAGATAAGGCATAATCAAATCCACTCCTTTCAAAAACACCTCTTTGCCATGCAGAGATAGCTCACAAAAGTTATTCTCAGCCATACCACAAATAGTCTCACGGGTGTATTTATAATCTCCCTTGTTTATCCAGTACATATTGCAAAGACACGACTGGAGCCTAATGGGCCCCACGATCTTTCCGTCAACTGTCTTGAACTTGCGCTGGAGAAAAATAACATCATCAATCCCAACGTACGGCTTAAGTTCCTCACCCTTCCGTCCAGCCGTATAGGTCATACGAAAATCTTCAGCAAGCACTTTGGCCACAGTAACCTGGTTGAAGGAACCTATAACCTCATCACTGGCACAACACAGGTTATCATCACCCTGTGTAGCAGCGGAACAATTGTCCCAAAAGTCATAGTTTCCAGTGAGCTTGATGTAAGCATAAACAAGACAGCTCATCGAAACCATGGAATTGATAAAACCCGTAAGAAAATGGCCGCTTGGTAATGACTTCTGCCACTCAATAACATGAGTGGACATAGCTCCTTCACCAACCACATGGCGGCTCTTTACGAGATCCAAAAACAAGATGGTGCGGATCTTGCAGTCTTCATCAGTGGCACCACGGTAGTGATACCACGAATTGATGAACTGTAGACAAGCCCACAGCATCTGGGGTTGCTCAGAAGAATCAAAGCCCTTGAAGTCGCCGTCCCAGACCTTATTTCCAGGACGCAAGATAAAGTTATGAAGCCATTCCCAGTCGGCATATGGGTTGATACCAGTGCACATACCATGCTCACGGTACTTTGAAAGTGCAGCCGCAACGATCTCCCCAAAATCCATC